CTACCGTATATTTCAGCATTAGATGTATATACTACTGGACTTCCACAATATCTACATATTGTTGGTTTTTCCATTAATAAAATTCCCCCTTAAAACATATATTTAATATTTTTATACTTAAATCAAAGGCTTCTTCAAATCCTTCGCCTGCTGGTTTATCTGCCCATTCATCTTGTCTATTTATAATTTTTCTTAATCGTGTTCTATCTGTTTCGGGTTCTTTTATATGTTGTATATGTTCTTGAAACATACTCTTTTCAAATTCATACTCTTTACATTGTTTTTCATAAGTAGATAATATTTTTTGCTTTGTTTTTCCTGCGTTTTCCTTTGAAATCTGCTTATTATAGAACATTACAGTTAGTTGTTTTAATGCTAAAAAACAATGTATTTCTATTAAGTTATAATCTTCAGGAGGTGTTTCAAGTTTTATAGAATCATTTATAATATCTTCTTTATTTTTCATTAGGTCTTACCTCCAAACTATTTTTTTTGCATACCTCAAATATGCTATTTTAATATAGGTCTTACCTGTCTTACCTTTTTCCGTGAATATAGTTATATTTTTATAGAATTTTTTTATTTACAGCTTAAATAAAAATTTCCCATATAATAATATAATTATGTAAGATGTAAGACTTTTAATTTTTTATTTAATATAAGTCGCTTGTTTCTAGGTTTTCAGGGGGTCTTACCTTTTTGTTTTTTAGGTAAGACCAGGTAAGACTAGAACGGCAAGTCTTCTATATTTTGCTGTTCGTATTCGTTTTCGTAAGCTAAATCTGATTTATCAGGCTCTAATCTAAACTTTATATAATTTGCTCTTACTCCAAATGCTTTTGTTTGGTGCGTAAATTTTCCTTGTGAATTTCTTTCTATTTGGTTTCTGTCTGCAAAATTTCTAATTATGGCCGTATAATCAAATCCTGCTTTATTTAATGCTTCAGCATATAAACTTTTATTTACTAAACATATATCTTCATTTTCTATATATTTGCCCCAAATTTCTCCATTTTCATTTTCTCTGAATCTATTAATATTTTGTGAAATCCAGTTCATCGTCCATTCATATGCTCTTGTTGATACATCTACTTCTTTTGCACTTGTAAGCCAATTTTTAATATCTTCTATTTCCAATTTTTTATCTTTAAATATTATTTCTGTAGATATTTCATCAGCTAAAAGTATTGTTGCCATTGCCATTGCTTGCTTATCTGTTGTATCGGTTTTGTTTAATATATCTTGAAATATTTCTCTATATCTTTTTTGTAATTCTTCTTGTTTTGGAATATTACTTATAAAATCTTTTCCTGCATATCCATAATTTTTTCTAACAAAATTACTTACAAAGTTACCATCTGCAATTACTTTTTCTGTGGCCTCTACTTCTATAACTCTGTTTTTTACTCCTCCACCAGAAGTTGCTTTTGTAATAGGTTCTTCTCCAGTAAATAGAAAACAGCAATTCCATTCTTTTAGTAGTTCAATTCCACCAAATGCTTTACCTCTACCTCTGTCTACTCCTTCAGTTAAATACATTACTAAATTATCAAATGAATCCCATCTACTTTTAATTGTTTGTAACTCATCTCCAGCAAATGGTATATCGTGAACAAATGATGCATATCTCGCTAATGCTACTTGTGTTGCATTTAATGTTCTTACTAATTTTCCTACTTCAGGATTTCCCCATACACTCATTGCAAGCATTAAGCCTACTGTTTTTCCTGCTCCAGTTCCACCCCATATATGTACAACAAATGGCAATACTCCTAACATTTGATTTAAAGTGCTAGCAAAAGAGGATGCTAAAAGTAAATGTGCTATTTTACTTTCTTTTCTTACTTTCCTGCATACTTCTTTCCATTCCTCATATTTTCCAAATTCTCTAATACTAGAATAGACATCCTTAAATGCAATATCGCCATCATATTTTAGATCTTCAACATAAGGTGCAAATTCATTTTCTATCCAACCTACTCTATCTGTGCTACGGTTTACTGGAATTTCTTTTGCGTTTAATGAAACTACATCAGCTATAAACGATACTAATTCCTTTGCATTTTCTGAATTTACTTCTACTCCTCTATCAGATAATTGGATAATATTAGATTTATTTGCTACCATACTTCTTTCGATAGTTATGTATTGCCATTTATTGTCTTTAAAAAAAGCTAATTTAATTTTTTCTGTTTCTGAATCAACATTTATTAATCTTTCAACAGGTAATATAGGATGTGGACAAGCAATTATCGTTTGCGGAATCATTCCTGGTCCTAATATGTTTTTTATAACTCCTGTATCTTTGCATTCCCATTTTCCACATTTTAGATTTTCTAATGGTGGTTGTGTGAATTGAATAGTATTGCTTCCTTGCCTTTTATATTTTTGTGCAAATTCTGTTTGATATGCTTTTAGCAATTTATCAAAACTTCTTATATTTCCAAGTTCTCTAGCTTTATCTTGCAATTTTATAATTAATGTAGTTCTTGCTATTTGGTTATCTATTGAAAATACATGATCAAATACATCTTTGTCCAAAATAGTCTCTTTTGTTAATTCACTAATTTCCCCAAAAGGTGTAAATCCTTCATCCATTAGTTGTTCTGAAAGTTCTGACTCTTGTTTCAATTCTCTTCACCACCTTTTTTTCGTATTTCCAAAACCATATTTTATCTTCGCTAGATCCATTTATAAAAATAGAATCTATTAAATAATCAATATAGTCTATATTGTGCATTGCTTCTACATACAAATCGTTTACTTCTTCTTCCGGATTTGTAGGTGCATATTCTTCTGACCATCTCCAAAGTAGATGCAAGTAATCACATAATAGTTGAAATGTTTTGTTTTCCCATTGTTTAAACATTTCTTCTAATTTTCGTTTTTCTTTGTATTTGTTTATTTCTAAATAATTGCTTGGTTTATCTGCATCCAGTCCTAAACCTAAAGTGTAATTTATACTTTTTGCTGATTCTAAAGCATTTATATTTAATAGTTCAGCTACAAGAGAAATTGAATCGCCACCTTTTCCACAACCGAAACATTTCCATATTTGTTTACTTGGCGAAATTGAAAAGCTTGCTGTTTTTTCTTTATGGAATGGGCATACGCATTTATATGCCCTATCCAATTTTAGGCCGTAGTGTTCTGCTACTTTTACTATATCCGCTCTTTCCTTAACTTCTCTTATAAAATTCATAGATTACCTCCTAAAAAGGTAAATCATCATCAGAGCTTGCTGCAGCATCAAATTGTTGATCTATGATATCGTCCTTGTTCTTTAATTCTTTTCTATTTGGTATTTTTGCTTCTTCAGTTTTGTCATACACACATGCTCTAAATGGTTTTGTTGCTGATTTTATTTCTCCAAATGTATCTAAAAATTCTTCTTCTCTAAATACAATTCCTATTTTTTTACCTACTAAGCAATCAGGTTTATTCCAATCAAATTTAAAGTTTGGATTTGAAGCTTCAGCAGAAGTTATTAATGTTTTTAAATATCTATTTGTTTTGCCTTCAAAATCTAATGCAAATATTACTAATACTCCACTCCACTTTTTATCTTCTCTTGTGTCAGCTTGATATCTTTTCTTATAAAAATCTGCTTTTTCTCCTTCAGCTATATCAAAACTAATTTTTAAATATTCCTTATCATTACTTGCTTTTAATTCCTCTACTTTTAATATTTTACATTTGTACGCTCCTGGATCTAATGTTTCAAAATCACTTATTGGTTGTACATTTTCATAATCACTTGGTTTTTGCATTTTAATTTTCCCCCTCTATCAACTCAATATTTTTTATTAATTTTGTTCCAAAATCCTTATAGTTTTCATATCCACCTTTGTATCCTGATATTATCCATAATTCTTTATACATATTTTCTTTTAATTTATTAACTAACTCTTTATCAGTTATGTAGCAATAAAATGTATCTTTTTCTATGTTATAATTTGTGATCATACCACTTTGTGTAGGTGTGTTTGTTAAGTATTCAACTTCGACTTTATAATATGTTTTAAGTAAATCTTGTTCTTGTGTTACAGCTGTTATTCTTGCTTTGTCTCTATCGTTACTTTCTGCATAATTAATATATCCGTGCAATTCTCCTATTGCTATTGGAGTTACAAATAATGCTAACAATAATATTGTTCCTAATACTCCGAATAAAAACTCATGATCATAGCTTTCACTTGCTAAATAAAAGAATAAAATCATTAATCCTAATATTATAATTTCTAAAAAAACAGTTAATAAAATCATTTTATTTACCTCCTAATAATTTGCTTTTTAAATCATCAAATATTTTGCCCATTTCCTCTGGTGTAATCTTTTTTGCTTCTATTTTTGTTGCATAAGGTACAATTACTGGCGTATCTTCATGTTTTTCAATTTCCATTTGTATTTCTTCGCCATATACAAGTTTCATTGCATCTTCTACACCTTTTTTAAATCCTCTTAAATATTCTAATTCTGATCTTTCTTTGTTATTTAATTCCATAATGGACCTCCTTAAAACATACTTGTTTGTTCATTAATTTTTTCTACATAAGTTACATTGTCTTTAGCATCAATCATTATCTGATAATCAAATCCAACTAAACCTTT